AACATTTTAATAAGTTCATTAAATGGTTAGAAGAAAATGGTGAATTTGTAATGAGAAAAACATATCTATATAAAAGAAGTGATAGATACATTGAACTTGCTCATAAAGATAGATGTAATAGCTATCGTTTGAACAGTAAACTATGGCAATATACATTTAATAATGATTTTGACTTATATATTCCTAATATTACATTATAAGTCGAAACAAGAGAATTAATTCTCTTGTCTGTCATGGATTAGCCACCTGGCACTGATGAGATAGGCTAGAAAGAGGTAAATATTATGAATAAAGATTTATTTTACAAAACATTGTTAGAAAACGTTTTAAAAGAGATTAGTTGTGAAAAAAGTAAAGGAAAAGATTTTTATGATGAAAGTTTATTTGCTTTATCAGTTTTATCACATTTAAAAGATGAAGATTTTGAAAGTGTTCTTGATAGACATTATTTAAAAATCAACATGACCTTAACAGACGCTTTATCACTTTGTAATGAGTTAAAAGTTGATAAAGTAGAAGTTATATTGAAAGATTATGGTATGGTTTTATTTTACGGTTCACCTAAAGATTTATTAAATACGATATATAAAGATTTTAGAGATTCTATCGAATGTAACATATATAATGAGGGCTACTCAATATTAGTAAAACATATTGATAATGATATTATCGGAAAGGATGAGTAAAAATTATGATAACAGAAACTATAGTCGAAAGCAAAATCAATGAATTGAATGACATTTTAAATGATGATTGTCAATCAAAACAATTTTATTTAATGGCAGATAATAAACTATATTATCTTATTGACGAAAACGAACATATTTATGATAGGGGTAGTTTAAAATCTATTCATAAGACCGTATGCTTATTATTTGTGTTTTATTGTGAAATAACAGCGTAAAGGAGTAGTGGTTATGGTTAGAGATATTTCTTACTATTTATTGATAATCAGTCCAATAATTGGACTGATTGTCTATCATATTTTCAAGTCAAGAAGATTTACTGATTGCGATGAATTATATGCTATAAAACAATTTAATCGTTGGCACATTTACTATTTATCTAATGATGAAACTGTAGAAAAGTTGATGAACTGTGAAACAGTTCAATCAATTTATAAAATAATAGAATGGGAGAAATTAAAATGAAAGAACTACTCATATTTTCAATCATGATTCTATCAATCTATTTCATGATGTTTATATGCCTAATAGGATAATCCTATTAGGCTTTCAAATATATCTCATATGAACATTTATTCATATATTCATATGTATTAACTATAATGCAAGGTTTTCATAATCTCATAACAAACATTTTTTATATTATGATTCTCATAAAACAAGTAACCTAGCTCAAATGCTTTCATGATATTATTTACATAATAATTGTCTTTAGCATTTTTAATCAACATCAAATTTGGTTTTTGGTCGTCTCTTTTTAATGTATACTGAAAAGGACAAGTTTTATCTATTTTACTACTAGCATATATTTTACCCTCTTTAAAATCATACCAGAAACCAACGTCTAAATCATTAAAATGGATAATATTTTGAAGTTTAGCATTGTTACTTTTCTTTTCAATGAAATCACTATTATCATTTTTAAATTCATTATTGATAGCATATTTACCATACCTTGTTCTACTTATCAATCTTCCAAACCTTGTTTGTAATTTATTCTTTATAAACGTATCATCTTTATACATTTCTACAATCACATCATTTAACGGTCTTATAAACCTTTTGTTATTTTCAATTTTAACATCAAAATATAAAAAGTATGGATTCACAACACTGATAGCATTAGCCAAAAACAATACTCTTACATTATCCCTATCTCTACATATTGTCTCATACATATCAAAAAACTGTTCTACCTCATTATTTAAGTATCTATAATACGTTTTAGGGTCTGTGATAAATTCGTCAAATATGATAAAAGATACATGAGGATAAGGGACTGATTTCAATGTAATACCTCTAGTCAGTGCAAGTGCACCTCCCATATGATATTGCTTATCCGTAATTTTTCCCTTTCCATTCTTTGGTTTACAGTAAAACTCTTTTCCGTTTACATGGAACTCAAAATTCGGAAATTTATATGCTATATCATCAAAAAATTTATCCACGTTTTTGATTTCTTCTTTATATCTTCTTAAATAAATAAATTGCTCACCATTCTTTATAAACCTTTTTATCATTCTTTCCTTTGCATTAAAAGTCTTTCCACCACCACGATTTCCTACAACAAAATTAAAAAGGCAATTATAACTCAAAATTTCTCCTGCGTCATACCACATATTTATCACTCCTTTATTTTCCTTTTATAAAACAATTAATTATAATTGCATTATAAAGGGAAAATAATTTCCCTTTATATTTTAGATTTTAAACTTTCTTTGTATAATATAGATTAATCCACCCAATTCCAGATTTTAATTTACCCCATTTTCCACCATCACTTGAAGTCTTTTCTTCTACGATAGTGTAGGTGTTAGGGTCGTTGTATACCAATTTACCTGTAATTCTAGAACTTGCATTAGGTTTTTCCCTAATGTTCAATACATCACCTTTTTTAACATTACCAACTTTAATGTAATAAGAAGTTTTAGATGTTGTTTCTCCTTTTAATCCATCATCTTTCAATCCTAATGTTTTCAAACATCCTCTAGCATAGGCATACCCAAATGCTTTTAGTTCTTTATCTGTATCAAACGCTTTTAAATCTGTTTTGTTATCAATAAATCCTAATTCATTGATAACACTAGGGCACTTTGTTTCTCTAATAAAAGCGTAATAATCTGTACCAGAACTGTTCTTTTTAATTTTGCAACCTCTACTATTTTGTCCAAGTTTCTTGACTTCGCTTTCACAATTTTGAGCTAGTGTTTTACTCAATCCACCTTTATAATGGTAGTATGATTCAAAGCCATCACCACCACCAGAATTGATATGAATATCCATAGCAATATCTGGATTGAATGCATTACACTCTCTAATTCTTTCATTAATATTGTCATTCTCATCTTTAGTTCTACTCATACCAACTTTAACTCCGTTAGCTTGTAGATAATCTCTACAAGCTAAACCAATCGTTAAAGTCATATTCTTTTCTTTAAATCCATTAGCAGTTGCACCACTATCGCTACAGCCATGACCAATTCCTAAAAATACTTTTTTTAACATAAATTTTATCCTTTCTTTATTAATTTAAACTTATATTGTATTTTAATAATATTCATTAATTAATCATATTATACAATAACCCATTCACTTCCATCCCACTTATAGTGATTATTATTGTAAAACACTATTTGACTACCACCATTAATAGGTAAAGAAGATAATATAGGAATAGCTGTTTTTTCATAATCATTAAAATCATGTGTTGAAATTTTTAAATTTTTAATTATGCCATCTTCTAAATTTTTATACCCCCATAATACAACATTATCAGTATTACTAGGAATATTAACAGATATAACATGATTATTAACATTTTCAGAAAAATCGATTGTTTCTAATACTGTTGTTTCGTTTCTAAATTGTATTGCACAACCAATACTACCAATTTTTTCGAGCCATACATAACATAAAATTTCTGTTTTTAATTCTAAATTATTTAATATAGTTATATAAGGTGTGCCAGATTTAAAACGTAAGCATAATTCACCATTGTTAATAGTATAACCAGCGTTTTCATATGCTTCTGTATAATCCATTTTAAACTCAAATTGATTTTCTAAAGATATTTGATTAGTCACATCAAAACCACCACTCATATTAATTAATTTTTTTCTAGCAAATGATGAAAAAATAAAATTAGAATAGCCAAATAAATCCATCAATGTAGAAGCTATATTAATCATTGTTAGAGGTTTAATATAATGAACTAAATTCATTGATAAACGACTGATAGATGATTGTGCATTATAAATTGGTTGATTGCAATTTTCAAAATATCCACCATTGAATATTAATTCACTTTGATATGAAATTATTGAAGCACCCTCAGCAAATTCACATTCATTGAAAACAATATTTTCATTATTAATAAATTCACATGGTAATGAGTTTAATGTTCCTTCACCCATACATAAAAAATGACAATTGTTATATAAAATGTTATTTACTTGTGAAGTCGAGTATATCGGTTTATTTGTAGAATTAATTCTAATTCTAGAAAATTCACAACCCCATGTCCAACTAATTCTTAAACCTATATTGAAGTTCCATATTGCTAAATTTTCAAGTGTTACATTTGTAATTCCATTATTATCACCTGTTGGATTAATTATAATACATGTACCATTATTTAGAGAAATTTTATTTGAGTCACTATTTGAAAAATAAATATTTTTAATTATACAATTAGATATTGGATAAGATAACTCTAATAAAGTGTCGTTTCCGGTATAATATATTTTTGTTAAAAAACCACTTCCAAATAATACTGTATCGTTTTTTATATAAATTTTATTGTTTGAAAAATACTCACCATCTTTTAATCCACACATATTATATATAGAAATTAATTCGTTAACAATTATTGAAATGTCTGTAAAATCATTTGTAAGATGGTTTATATACGGTATTTCATTCATATAAATAGCATATAATCCATTTTTTAGCTCTAAACAATAACGATTATTGTTTTTAGAATTACTTATAAAAAATGTTGCTCCGTTCCCATCATTTGGTCTTGAAAAGCCTAATGTTTTAATTAACATTCCATTTACTAATGTTTCATCTGATAGCAATGAAAGTGTAGTGTTTTCATAATGATAAATTTGCCCTAGGCTAGAAATTAAATTTTCAAGAGTACCATCATCTAACCACCCTTGTAATTTATCATCAACATAATTTTCTAGTTGACTATCAATCCATTCTAATAATTTATTAAATGCTTCATTTAAGTTATTTTGATTATTAATAACTTCATTTAATTTAGATTGCATTTTACATAAAACTTCATAATAGCTTAAACTTTCATCATACACAAGTGGTAGAATTTTTTGACACCAAAAGTTAAAACCCTCTATTGTTGAATAATCGTATTTCATAAATTAATCCACCTTATCTTTCAAAAATTCAGTCAACTTAAATTCAATCCCTAAATCTCTAGCATTTTCTATAATACTCATAAATTCTGTCATACAGCACGATACACATACTAATAATACAACTGCATTTGTACCCACAAAATATTCAATGAAATAACCTAACAGAATCATCAAGAACCATGTCATTTTCTTAGCAATTCCGTCACGATTAATTTCACTGGTATATTGTTTTAGTTTAAATGCTTTAATCAGTCCAGATAGACAATCTGCTACAATAAATCCTGTTGCTAAAATAATAGCTGTTTTGCTATCTGATACTGTCACAATAATTTCTCTAATAATTTCTTCCATTATATCATCCCTTTCTTTTTAGCTACAGCAAACATAATAAATGGCTTTGGTATCTTATATTTATAAGCGTGGGGTGTAGGAGGTATAACCCCAACCATATATTCAAACCATTTTAATGCGTCTGCTTTTCTTCTATCTATATGATTGACGTTAGGGTCGTAAGCTGGACGTTCATATCCAACCATGAACATTAATGCCATTTTATCAGCAGACCAGCCCATTTCATTTGTAATGAATTGACTACCTGTTATACCTATCATATCATCTGTAGCTCCAGATTCTCTATAGTTATTAATGAATCCAGCTGTTGTATACCATTCGTTAACTGAACTAGGATTCCCTAATATTTCTGCAACAATACAAGTAAGCTGGTTATCTCCGTTTGTATATGGACTTAAACCTAATGTATTACAATGATTCTCTAATACACTTTTAGGTGTCCATTGTACTAAACCATAACCCTCTCCACCTACTTCTTGTCGCATAGGATTAAAACCAGATTCATTTTCTATATTACCCAATAAACCTGCTATGGCTGAATCGTCCCAACCACTTGCACGATATGTGTTAATGATAATATTTGCATTGTTTTGAGCGTCTGCCTCATTTAACGCTCCACCGCTAGTATCATAAATCCAAGCCATGTTACCAAAGCATGAAGAATAGATTATCCAAAGAATTAATAACCTGTTCATCAATGTTAATAAATGTTTTACGATACTTTTCCAGTAAATCTGATTGAGGCAACTTATTTCCTGTAATTGTTCTTATATAATCATCTGTATTTGTAAGCGATTTTGTATTTTCTTTAGTTGTGTTATTTTCTGTGTTTCTTGTTTGATTATTTTTAAGAGTTGATGATTCATTTGTTTCAGTCATATCTGTAGCATAATCTGTATTACCAGAAATAGCTGTTTGTGGATATTTATAGAATGTAGATTTACCATTGCTTGTATCTTCTGCATTATTAGTTATAGTTTCATCAACATTATTATCAGTTTTTTCAGTTAAAGTAGTATCTTCTTTTTTACTTTTATTCATCGTGTCATTAATTTTATAATCGCTTAATGGTTCAATTTGAATTTTTGCTGACTTATAAAGTTGATTGTAATATTCCATTGATATATTAAGCTGGTTATCTAATCTCATCTTGAATAGTCCAAACGTTTCATGAGCAATTTCTCTCATATAATAGTTCTTTAGAATTTTAGTCTGCAATACAGTTCTGTATGCTTCATCAAAGATAGGATAGTCAAAATCAAAAATATATTTCATACCCTGTTCAATGATTTTTGCATAACCCCAAGAATCAACATCTTCATTAGGGTTATCAATCATCAATTTACTGGTTAGATAGTTTTTGATTGTCGTCGTATACTTCGCCATTTTCTTCCCTCTCTTTCATGAGGTCTTCAATTAAATCTTCTAATTCATCTTGACCATATCTAAACTTAACTCTAATTTCCATATCATCTGGTAGATTATAGATTTTCTTGATTTTCTGACAAGCCTGTCTACGTGCATTCAGCTTAATATTTCTTTGCATATCGACAATACCCTGCTGACTTTCACTTTCTCTTTGCGTCAATCTTTCTTTCTTCTGAATATCAACTGTTTGAATGCCAATATACGTTAATGCTTGATTCCATATCTCGTGATAGTAAGTTGACAACTTGTCTATATTATATGGAGTTTCAAGATTAATTACACCCATTTGACCTGTCTTGTTCGGATTCTTTCCTTTCATGATAGCAATTGGATATTGACTACCGTCATATTCCATAGCTAGATTTTTCAGTGCAAGTTTATCATCTTCTGTACCCTCAATATAAATAGGATATTTCATTGATTTGACATTAACGTCCATGGTTCTCTGAATTTCATACAATCTAATAGCAAAATCCCAAATAACTGGTGCTGTCGGCAATCTTTCATAATCATTCCAGATAAGAACAGCATTATTAATATCATATTCTTTCTGATAACCATTAACAGCATATGCATGATACAATGTCGGAACTTGATAGAATGAGTTAGGGCTACCTATTCCGCATTCACTGACAAGAAATCTATCCAGTTCTTCATCTTTGAAGAATAAACAGTAACCCATTTCATACAATGTTTTTTCAAGGAATCTTTCATCAACTGTATCTGGAAGATTCTCCCATTCATAAGCATTAATTGCCAGAGATTTTAAGCGATTGTAAATATTCATGAATGTTCTATTGTTTTGATATGCACTTGCGTTAAACTTATTTCTTTTTCTACCCACTTTATCACTCCTTATATAATACTGTTACTTAGTGAATAATTACCAACATCATTGACATGCCATAATGTAATACCTCTATTGAACATATTTTTAATATCATCAATAGCAGGTGTAGGGCACTTCCCTGTAACTGACATTTCACTTGTCTTTACATAATTCCAAGATTGCCTGCTATGGAAGTTAGGCATTTTTAGTTCATTTACCTTATAACCAAATCTGCTTAAGAAATCATCAAAAGATTTTGCATTGTCTTTGTCAATAGTTCTAACTTCAACTCTAAATGTATTTTCTCTAGCTGTAGAAAGTATAGAATTTCCACCTGCATTACCCTCAACTGTTCTAGGCTTTTCTTGTGCTCCGATTGCTTGTCCCCAGCTCGATAATGCACTACCTAATGCACCAATTAAAGCTCCAGTACCAAATCCAACTCCACCAGCGAACGAACCCATAACTCCACCTGTCATAGCTCCACTTACAACTCCAGCAAGACTTGACCCAATATTAGCATTCTGCCATTCACCCCATGGATTGTTAATCCAGCTGACCTGTGGAAATGGTTCTAATGAAACACTGTTCTTGAAGTCATTTTCAATGCCATTATAATTGTAAGGAAAACATATAGCAGGGTTTCCGATTGTTGGAACACGATAGATTCTGAATCGAACGTTTGACAAATCACTGAATCTTTCTGGTCTGAAAATCTTGATATCGTTTCCCTTGTTTGTGACAGCAATTTCACAATATGGATAAGTCAATAGTTTTTTGTTTTTAGGTGTATATCCATCTAGATTAGCAGGGTATGTAACATCAATCCAACCCATATCAACATCACCACTATCAATAACTTGATTATTGTCACTTCTGACTGTTACAAATGTTGTCGGAAGCATGAATATATTAATGATAGCGTCTAGTTTACCTGCTTTTCCAACGTCATCTATGATTTGTGACAATGTACTAGGGCTTGAGAACGCATACCATACACTCCCATGTACAACTCCACCATACGTTCCACCTGCGTGATATGTATTGAATGAAGTATCTGATAAATCCAGTGTTGTATCAATAATAAAATAGAAATCTTTATAAGTTGAACCCTCATATTCTCCAATACTTATTTTTTCAAAATTCGTATCAAATGGTTCTGGCACTACATTACTTCCAATAGAATCATTAGAAACATGTTCTCGCTCAACAAGACAAGGCTTAAAATCTAAATCAAACAGATAAGTTTGGAAATTATCTAGTTCAATAAATAAAGCACAAGTGTTAGGATTTACATATTCAACTCTATTGACAAAGCAATAGAACCACTTTGCATTGTTCATATAACGCATATAATTCACATTGTTCAATGTATCAGCGTTATATGGAAGAAATATAATCCATTTTTTTTCTACATAATTTGAATCTGTAATATTTACAATTCTTGGTGAAAAGTTAGCAAAGTAACTATTCTGTTCTGAAATGGAATCGAACCAGCGTTGGTTTTCTTGAGAAGAATCCAAAGGCACACCCTCAAAAAGTTGTACCTTTGAATTAGGGCTAAATGGCATTATGCTCCTTGAACAGTCACTTGAGCACTATTGTACTTACCTGTATCTTGTGTGCTCGTTGCAATAACTTCGATATTTGTTTCTGCTGGTTCTGTTGCACTTACTGTAAGCAATCCAGATTGATTGATAGTTGTATCAGCTTTTGTCTGACCTTGAATCTTCCATGCTACAGTTTGTTTATAGTCACCTGTTCCTTGTACCTGTGCTGTAAACTGTTGTGTTTGACCTGCTGTTACATTAGCTGTAGGTGGTGTAACAGTAACACTTGTTACAGTAGGAATACCTGGATTTGTAACTTCTTCTGTAGTGAATAGAATTGCATTAGCAAATTGAGATGTAGATAATAATTCCCAATGATGGAAGAAAATATTGTAATATAATCCTTGTGAGTTATATTGAGTACGTGAACTAAATAATTTATCATATACCATGAAAAAGTCTTTATCAACAGCAATAGCTACAACATTTTCAAGACTTCCGAAGTCATCTACTGTAATAACATTTCCAATGAAATTAGCTTTATCCATATTGAAAGCACGTGCTAGTGCGTCAACATCTACATATGCCTGTGTTAAAGGTGTCATGAAAATAATTAAATCCTCCGGTTTTGTAGAATTGTGTACACCTTGAGCATTGAAATCTGGCTTCAAGAATTTCAATGTGTTTGCTGTTGCTCTTAGTGATACTAAAAATTTATTTGCTGTTGCTTCATCAACAACTTCATCAGCATGGATTCTATAGAATAAATCCTTTTCTCCATATTGAACTAGCAATTGTTTCATTAGGATATATTCGTCATATTCATCAGATGTATATAACGCTTCAACAATTCTAGCGATTAAGTCTCCTAAACCACGTTCAGACAAGAAAGCTGTAGATAAGGCTTCATCAGAAATTGTTGTTTTATAAAAATCTTGTCTATCCAATCTATGAAAGATTGCTTTTACATTTGGAAGTTCACGTTTGAATACTTCTGTTTCAGCAACTTCTTGGTCGTATGAATGTGCTTTTACAATATCAACGAAAATTTCCTCAATATCTTTTCCATAAGGCATTTGACCTTTTTTGAATCTTCTTAATGGATTTCTCCAAGAACGATTCTTGATAATAACTAAACCAATACGATTAACTAATGCTTCAACAAATTCATTTTTTGTAACATCATAAGATAAGATAGCTGTACCAACATTTGCTAAATTTTGTTTTGTAGCTACTGGGATTCTATCTTGATAGATATTTGAACCATTAGCACGAATGGTATTTAAAACTTCAATAGCATTTACACTCATTAATATAATTCTCCTTTCATATCATTTAATAGTTTGTCGTAAGTGAGGTTGTCTTCTTCATCTTCTTCCCTATCGACTTTTAAGGTTTGAGATGGATTTGTTCCTACATTTCCTTTATCATTTTTAAATTCTTCTTTTGTCTTTTGGATTTGCAAGAACATATCAACGTTCTGATTATGAGCTTTTTCATACTTTTCCTTATAATCATCACGTTCCTTTTCGAGTGAAGAATAATCTCCTACGACTTTTGTTCTGAATTTTGACATAGCTTCCATTCTAGCTTCGTCGCTTTCAGCGTTTAAAATTTCCTGTGTTGCACTGTCAAGCCATTCGTTATCCATTTTTTTTATCCCCCTTTCTCTATTTAATAATATCATATAATTTAAATAATGAGAATAATAATAAAAATAATAAAAATATTTATATAAAAATATAATACAAAAACATGAAACAATTTTCAAAAAAGTGTTGATTTATGTTTGAACATATGCTATAATAAAGACAGTTAAGAGAGGTACTCTTAACGTTACAAATCAATTAAATTATGAAAGAGAGGAAGATGAAAAATGAGAAAATTTGTAACAAAAGAAATTAATGAAACAAAGGTTTTATTAACAGAAGTAAAAATTGAAAAAGGAGAAATTGTTTCAACAGACATTGAACCAATGGTTGTTTATGGTAAAGTAACTGATGAACAAATTAAAAAGGTTTTAAAGAAAACTTATCCTAAACAAAATATCTTAATCAAAGGTAAACTAGAATTAACTAGAAACTATCGTATGCCTGTTGATAAGTATATTAAGTTGGCAGAAGAATATGAACCAAAAAGACAGAACGAAACATTAAATTTACAAAGTGAATATGGAGTGACTGAATAATGAAAACAAAAAATCAATATTTTCAAATGAATGGAATTGCTTTATTTCCAAAAACAGAATATAACAAAGAAACAAAAACAAATCAATTTAAGTTTTGCTTAGCTATTGATGAAGAATCTGGCAATACCATTGATAAATTATGTGAACAAGCAAACGCAGATTTAGACATTATCAATTTAAGTGAAGTTATTTACGGTGATAAAACTTACTTAGGCTTGAACGTGAAATCTGGATTTGATGTACCTGTGTTTGATAAAAATGGTAAACAGCTAGAAGATAACGAAATCTATCATGGAGCAAAAGTTCGATTATCACTAGTTATCAAAGAATATACATTCGGAAGAAAAAAAGGTTTAACATGTTATGTCAAAGGTGCAGTTGTGTTTGAACAAGGAGAACCAACTAGCGTAACATTCGATTCAATCATGAATGGATTCGAGGGAGAAGATTTACCATTTTAAACAATAACTTAACACAAAGGGGTATTTGCTATAATCTACCCCTTTCTCCATACCATTGTGTAGTTCATGGTTATATATTCTTCTTTTCTTCAAAAATGTATATGAAAAAGTTCCTTGAAAGATACCAAAAGGATATAGAACATCTCAACTTGAAAATTTCTATGATTTTTGGTGTGTCTATTGAGCAGGACATATCATTAATCAAGACTTACTCAAGTATTGAAAAAAGAGGGTTCTATATTATTAGGAATGGGGTGAAATTTAAATGCGTTCAAGATTTTCACTTAAAAATATCGTTAGCAATATCAAATCAAGAATACAAGAAAGAATAACAAATAAGACGATTATTGATGGAAGAGTTCTACCAACAAATCTAGTGAGAAAAAGAGAAAAAATCGTTAAGAAAATCCAAAAAGAATACACTAAAGAATTAAGACGAGATATGAAAAGACCATTCTTCTCTGGTGGAGAAAAACTGACAACTGTAGGAGAAAGAAGATTGACTAGACGTTATGGAGCTAGGGAATCTGGAGTGGTTAGAAATAAATTACCTAAATCAATTCAAACCGAAGAAGATTTAAAACAGAATATTGAAAGATTAAGTGGAAGATTAACACCAGAATATCAGAAATGGAAAATAGACATCTATAGAAAAAACTTTCTTGTTTCAGCAAAACAAGTATTCGGAAATGATGTTGAAAATTTTCAACAAATTATTGAATATATAAATTCTATAGATGATGATACTTTGGCTGTTGCATTAAAACAGTATGAAGAATTAGACATTGACTTTATATACACATTGGAAGAATATGAAAAGAAATTGAATGAAGTATTAAATACTCTTGAATCAGTGGCAAATAAATCGCTTAATCCTAGTGATGTACAATATAATTCAAAACTTGAAATTATGTGAATTATACTTGTGACTTTGAAACAACCACTGATGAAAAAGATTGTCGTGTATGGGCTTACGGAATTTGTAATATTGATACACAAAACCTTGAATTTGGAAACAATATAGAAGATTTTATTTTATGGTGTGAAGATAATCCTAATTCTAATTTGTATTTTCATAACTTAAAATTTGATGGGCAGTTTATTATAGACTATCTTCTTAAAAATGGATATAGCTATAGTGAAGAACCAAAAGATAGAACATTTTCTGCTTTAATAAGTAAACAAAATGTATTCTATAATATAACTATCAATTTTGAATACAAATCAAGAAAGAAAAAGAATCAGTGTAAAATATATGATTCTTTGAAAATATTGCCTATGCCTGTTGAAGAAGTACCTAAAGCATTTGATTTACCTATAAGAAAACTTGAACTAGATTATAACGAATATAGAGAAGTTGGGCATGAATTAACTGAACATGAAAAAGAATATCTAACTAACGATATTCTTATCATGGCTATGGCTTTGAAACATCAATTTGATGAAAACCTCACAAAAATGACAGCAGGAAGTAACGCATTTACTTGGTATAAGAATCTTATAGGAAAACAATTTGAAAAGTTATTTCCTGTGCTAGATATTGAAACTGATGAATTTATACGAAAAAGTTATAAAGGTGGAAGCACACAAGTCAATCCAAAATACAAAAATAAAGATATTGGTGAGGGTATAGTATTTGATGTTAATTCTCTTTATCCATCAATAATGTATACTCGCGTATTGCCTTATGGTATACCTGTATATTATAAAGGTGATTATAAGCATAACAAAAATTATCCGTTATACATACAGCATTGTATAGTAGACTTAAGACTAAAGAAAGACCATATTCCTAGCATACAAGTTAAAAATAATTTCCTGTATCGTTCAACTGAATATATAACTGAAACGTTAGAACCTACAGAAATGTATTTAACTAATGTAGACATTGAACTTATGTATGAACAATATGATGTACTGGAATTTATACCTTTGGACGGATATATGTTTAAAGGTAAGATTGGTATGTTTAAAGAATATATTGATTACTGGATTGAGATAAAAAATACAACGACTGGTGGATTGAAACAACTTGCTAAATTAATGCTCAATTCTTTATATGGAAAATTTGGTACAAATCCAGATGTTACTGGCATGGAACCGTATGAAGAAAATGGAATCATAAAATACAGAGTTGGTACAGAAAAGAAACGTGACCCTGTATATACAGCTTTAGCTTGTTTTGTTACAGCTTATGGAAGAAAGCAGACAATAAGTAGTTGCCAACAAGTTTATGATAGATATTTATATATGGATACCGATAGTATGCATTTATTGGGAACTGAAATACCAACTAATATTTTAGTTGATGATAAGAAACTTGGATATTGGAAGCATGAAAGTACATTTCAAAGAGCAAGATTTTTAAGGGCGAAGACGTATATAGAAGATATAGACGGAGAGTTAAATGTGAAGTGTGCTGGTATGACTGAAAAAATTAAGAAATCTGTAACGTGGGAAAACTTCCATTATGGATTTAAAAGTAATGAGAAGTTAAGACCTAAAAAGGTTGCTGGTGGTATTGTGCTAGTGAATACACCATTTGAAATAAAGGAGTGAAGAAAGTGGATAAATACATTAGAGAAAATAACGAATCAGATATTATTAAAAATGTGTTGAAAGATTATATTAATAAACTTATAATATATTTAGAACAAGATTATGAGCTTCAAGATTATATATTCGTAGGGTATAAAATAAAATACAGAATAAAGAAAGGCATTTTTAACACAACTTTTATACTGGAGTTCCCAAACGATTTTAATTATGCATTTACTGTAAATTTAAATGAAGATGATTTACCGTTTATTAATCATATTGCTATAGATATTAAATATATGTTAATGGAATAAGGAGAGAATGAAATGATTTTAACAATTATATTTTTCACATTATTATTTTCATTCATATTTATAATTATTGCATATATTACAATGCTAGTTTTTAATTTTAAATTTTTATCAAACATTGACACAATTATGGAATATCTTTTAAAAGCAGGTGTAGTTATAATAATCTTACTATTTTTGATAGCAATGATTGGTATAATCAATGATTTGATTAATTCAAATGAAATATATGATTATGGAATGAGGTGTATTTATGAATATGTATTTTAACTTTAAATTTATTGAAGAAATTATATGGTTGGTTATCTTTATATTATGTTGTAGCACGTGTGCTGGTATTGTGTTATGGAGTTGGATTAAGGAAAAAATTAAAGAATGGAAGTGTACTAGAAATGATGAAAAGAATAGATAGAGATTTATTTGTATCTCTGTACTATCCAATATTTAAAGCATTATTAGATAATGACTTAGATTATCCTTTTATTGATGAAAGAAATATTGCGTTATTTATTGTTGAAGATGAATGCTTGTTTATTGATTTTAAATATAATCTAATGATAGAGTGGTATAAATTTATGCATTTTGGTAGATGCGGAATGACAAATACATCGGATTATATTGTTAGTTTATTAGATGTAGGATTATATAAACAATCAATTGAAGATACAGTAGAAAGGATTAATGAATATGGAAAAAGACAATACCCTTATTAATACATATATTAAATGTGTATTAGATGAATTGAAATTAAGGGGTTTAGATTTTGTTAGTGATATTAGTGTGAATAAATCTGGTGATTCAGTTATAACGTTTAATAACAATCAACATCAATTTAATTTTAAATTAAAAGTAAAAGGGAATTTTCTTGATTTACCTACACCAATCTATTTAAGTCAGATAATATATAAGGATTTTATTAAACTGTATAATTTGAGGGGTGTTAACTTGCGATTAATTGATATATTAAATTTACTATTCAAATGTTATATGAGAAAAAAGAAACATAGTAATATGGTATGCTATGCTGATGAAAACACAAGAAACAAAATAGTTGTAGTTGATGGAGATTGTGTTGTATTTCCTGTTAAAGATGTTTGGCAGGACGAAAACTTTATTCATCTTGTCATTGATGAAGATTTTATTAATAAATAAGGACTATTTGCAAATATTGGTGTATAATAGAATCGTGAAGTAGGAAAGCAGAAAGCAAAGTGAGTAGGGTTATCCACTGTTAATTCAGTCCTACTACTTATAGACATTAGGAGAATGTTTGTGTAATGCCCCTATACCTCACACATAAAATTTTGTTAGTGCACCTCATACGTTGAGGTGTACTTTTGTTTTAAGGAGAGTGAATATTATGTTATTTAAATTAACTGGCACAAAAGATTTATCTAAAGATGATATTGAAAATCTTAAAGCACGCGGATTTGGAATTGAATTTAAAAAAGATGATGAACAAAAAGAAAAATATTGCAATACAGAATATAACATAATTGAACATTATTCGTTATTTATTGAAATATTAACTTTAAATGATTTATTATTAGTATGTAATATATTACAGCATGCACTCATCATTAATAAAACCAACTCAAAAGAATATTATAAGTTAGAAGTATATAATGATTATAGAAAATAGGTTATGAAATACTATACATTATATAATAAAGATGATGAGTATTTGTATGGTGGAACAGCTAAAGAGTGTGCTGATTTTCTCGGAATAAAATATGATACATTTATGAAGCAGAAAATGAGATGTAGAGTGAGGAATAGTAAAATAATTATTTTTGAAATAGAAGATGAAAGTATTGAATATGTCCCTAATTTTTGGTTGCTTAAATGCATAGAAAATTGTAGTATTAAAATGAATGAAACGTTTTATTTTAAAAGAAATGAATTGATTAATTCAAGAATAGATAGAAAAAATAAATACCTGTGTATTTTTAAA